TCACTGTGGGGGATGAGGTGCTGTAGTATTGGCATCTCGTTAATCAGGCGCAGCGTAAAGGTAGTAAAGTCATCTGCGCGTGTCTTAGAGGCTGATACAACCAAGATGTTTAGCTGTGGGTTCATGTATAGCAGCCATACGACATAGGCTGATGTAATCCACGATTTCCCTACACCCCGGAAAGCTTCTACGATGATACGCTTCTCACCATTCTGGATGTGTTTAGCTATGTCGTATTGTACTGGTGTAGGGTCTGGGAGGTTCAGGTGTTGCCAACAGACGAACAAGAACTTGCGGAAGTCGCTTAGAGGGTCTTTATCTGTTGGCACACCGAGTGATGTACGATCTGTGAACATATATTAGTGGCGCATTTCTGATGCGTCTGCATCGTCATCGTTAAAGTTAGGTAGGGTAGCTACAAGGTCACCGAGGGGTGAGTTGTCTGCCGGTATACCTTCGATGTGGTTATCCTTCAGGAACTGACGGGCTACGTTCAGGTCCGATGATTTAGCTTCAGGGTCTTTCACGCGAAGCAGGAGGTTTTCTGCAAGTGTCTTATGCAGAAGCTCCATCATTTCGTTGTCTGTCATTTCGCTGCACCTTTGTATTTCTCAAATGTCCTCATGCCGCCGAGGCCTAAAAGACTAAGCACTAGGGTCATGAGTTGTTCCGCCTGTAACTCGGGGAGTTCTGCGGGTAGCTTTAGGTATGCGTTGATTAGACCTGCGAAGGGTAAGACTAAGAACTGATACCCCAAGCCACAAGCAGCGACCCAGCCGATAGCTGGACGCCACCCAGCCACAAACACTGAGCGATGCTTGGCACCTTCAATGTTTGCGACTGCTTGGAGCATGTGAGGTTGTTGCATGAGTGTTGCTAGTTTTAACTTAGCAGCTTCACGCTCTTCATCACTTGTGAATAGTTCGTCTAAACCTTTAGCAAGCCCATCGACAATACCGCCGAGTGGGTTGAGGTTCATAGTGTTTCCTTAGATTTGGGATTTTAGGAAAAGTACAAAATAGAAGAAACCAACTAAACCACTTACGAAAAGAGCTACGCCGACACCTACAGAGAGTTTAAACATCATCTCTTCGCGTAGACGCTGTGCTTCTTTTTCAGCTTCCCTGCGATTTACTCGCGCTTCTTTCTGAAACATTAGCCAGCTATCCCATAGCCCAGCGCGACCTGTGTATATCATGAGTTGCTTTAGTTCAGCTTCAGCTTCCTTGATGGACTCTAAAGCCATGAACTCTTCTAGGTCTGTAGCTTGCTGGGGTCTCAGCGCACCCATAAAACCGTTGCGCTTCTTCTGTACTTTTTTCTGGAGTTTGTCTTTGCTTTCGACAATGACGCCTATCTGTTTCGCACAGTCAGCAATTGACCTGCCGTTTTGTACGAACTTTTTGACTATGCCGAAAGCAGCGTTACACGCGGCTAGTTCAGCAAGCATATTAGTTCCTTAGTCTCGTTGTGCCATCTTCTCGACAGCGCCACGAATATGTTGGATGTTTTCGTCGATACGAGCCATGCTGACCGCTTGGCTTTGTACCATGTTCTCGACCTTCGATACACGATCTGAGAAAGCTATTAGCTTTTCAGTATTCTGTTGAATATCCGCCATCATCATAGACACTGTCCATACAATGGCGGCTGCTTGTGTGATAAGGCCGAGCAGGAGAGTTGCGGGGACACTTCGGGATAAGTGCCAACCTTCCGGCTCTTTAGGCATCACTCAGGCTTCGTGGGCCAAGTGATGTCGGTTGGAAAGCCGGCTTGGTCTGGGATGTCACGGAGAGCTTGGCGATATGCTGTCTGCTCTGCGGTCATTGTGCGGTCAGATGTAGCCCACCAGTCTGTTTCAGCTATAAATTCGTCACGCTGTCGTCTGGCATTTCTTGCCATTCCTTCTGGAGGCTCATATCGAGTTGCTGCTACATCTTCATCAGAAACATCTACTATTACACCATTTACCAATGCCTTAGCCATTACAGCATCCCCCATATTTTGAATTTTGTACCAGACGTGATAGTATATTCGGTAGGATAAAAACGTATTCCTGTAAACGTACCCGGTGTTGTTAAATCTCCGTGGCGAGACCTGATCCAGGCCCACTCAGAATAACCTGGGGAAAATTCGTAAAGACTACCACCATCTACTCTAAATCTAGTGCGAGTGCTGGAATCCTTAACGTCATGTAAATGTACAGTAGCAGTAGGACAGTTTCCGTATGTAGAGGTGGAGACAGATATAGAGCAAACATCGACATGCGGATCTCCATAGCCTCTAGACCCGTCTCCTTCTTCATAAGCGGTATAACCCGAATAAAGGGTGCTTGAGTTTGTCTTGAGCTTAAATCTGATGTTGGGCTGCCTATAGGTATAGGTTAGAGCGTTCTTCCAACCAGATGTCATAATCATAAAATGATTGTAAGTAGTATCAAAATCATAGTCTATGTATGACACAGTTCCTGTGTTGTTGACTGTTGTCACATACTCCCAACCCGGCTCACCGCCAACACCAGCCGCCGTCATAGAAGCCGCTGTAGTCGCATCAACAGACGCAATGTTACTCAGCGCCCTGCTGTCATTAATAACCGTAGTACCGTTTACTTTAATCGCCATCTTCGTGTCCTTCCACTATTAGCGTTATGATTACCAAGGAAGCCCAGCGGTAGTCGTTGGGTTCAACTCAGCGTTGATCTTGTCGGTAATGCTTGCCTCAACATCTGTACGCACGACAGTATTCCAGACCCAAGCAAGCACGTTGGCTTGAGTTAAGTCAGCAAATGCAATGAAGTCAGAGGCAGATGCGTCCGGTGCCCATGAGGTTGTACCGTATGAGGAAGCCGTAGCCTCCCCATCAACGCCCTCGCACCGCCAGTGTGCTACTGTCACGCCGCCATCTGCGGTGTTGCGCTCAAGATTTGCGATAGTCCATGTGTGTGTTACAGCCATAGTTACTCTCCTAGTTTAGCTTTAAGCTCGTCAATCTGAGCCTGTTGTTCTTTGATTGCCTCGATAAGAACAGCGACCATGTTGCCGTACTTAACTGACTTGATACCTTCGTCATTGGTGCTGACTACATCCGGCAGAACTGCTTCCACCTCCTGAGCAATGACACCTATCTCTGAGCCACCATTCTCTAGCCAATCGAATGAGACACCACGCAGGGACTTAACGGCATCCAGTGAGCCGCTGAGTGTCTCTACGTTTGTCTTGAGTGTGGCGTCTGAGGTGGTGTTGAAGTTGGCTGCGTTTACTGTGCCGCTGAAGTGGGCGTCTTTGAAGCGGGATGAAACAACGCCTAGGTCAACGTAGTTGTCAGACCTAGCATAGTTATAAAAGGGTATCCAAGCTGATGAGCCGTATTCAACGCCAGACTTGCTAGAGCCACCTTGATAGTAGACATTATTTCCGCTGTTTGTAACCCCAATACTCCCCACCGTGGTGCCGTCTTTTTGGAACCGTGCAATTTCGCCGTCAGTGCTTAATCTATTTAAACCGATAGAAACATCATTAGTGCTTGTTGCAAATATTCTGCCGTTTTCTGCTAAACTTAAACCTTCTGTTCCTGTACTAAAGGTAGTCTTACCCACCAACACGTTACCGCTGCTGTCGATTCGCATACGTTCTGAGGAGCCGGTAAGGTCATAAAAGTTTAGTGAACCATCTGTCGCAGACTGCATAGTCCAGTTGCGGCCTGATCCACCTGAACTTTCAAGTATAGCCCTTGCGTTTGAGCCAGATGCTTGCACATGAAGGTTTTTACCATTTACGTTAAAAGGCGAAGTCGTCCCAATCCCAACATTACCGCTGCTGTCGATGCGCATGCGTTCTGTGCCGCTGGTAATAAGAGCAACAGGTGTGGCTTGATTAGTACCAAGCACCATTGACCTTGCGCCGCCATATGCAGTTGTACTATCGCCCAACCCAGCAATAATTGAATCTGTTTCGCTTGTTGCGCCACCAAAGTAAATTGATGCGTAGGTTGATGCCCCTGAGTTAGTGTTTGTTACACGAATGCCCTTCGCCGTGTTTGCGCTAGTAGATGTTTGCACCAAGTCTGCTGGCGAACTCGTCCCAATCCCCAAGCTCTCAGCACTCGCATCCCAGAAGAACTTTGGTGTTGTGCCTGTGTCCTCGAAGAAGCTGATGTCGCCGTTGTTCTGAATGCGCAACCTGTGACTAGACCCAGTAAACATTTTTATTGTATCTGGCTCTCCATAAGAAGAAC